ATTGAGTTTCGTGGGTATGGCCTGAAGAAAGATACACCGGAAGAACGACAGACCCGCATTAAGCACCACAACTCTATATGGGGACCATTCGGTAGAAATCTACACGAAGACTTAATTGGTGTAGCTGGTCAGGGTACAACTATGCGTACAGGTACAGAGCCACGTAACATTTTACACGGCAGGCATGAAAATGGAACCATACATGATGAAGTAGGTATGCGCCATTATTACGCTGAGTGGGGTAAATGGATGGGAGTAGAAGCCAGTAATCCTGCCCTAGCTGCCTAACATGATTGTCTTTGTGTTGTATGTGTACTTAGGCGCAAACATAATAGATAAAACACAAAAGTTTGAAGACATAGATAGGTGTTTATATTTTTCAGAACGCCTATCTAATCAACAAGCCATACCGGTAGGAGATGGAAAGAAACTAAAACTTACTGCAATATGTAGACCTGAACCCAAGTAGGAACCCTTAAAATGATTGCAGAAACACTTGCAGGTATAGCCCTTGTAAAAAGTGCAGTAGATGGTATTAAATCTGCAATTGGCACTGCTAACGATATTGGAGATATAGCTGGGTACATAGACAATCTTTTTGAGGGTGAAAAGCAGGTACAGCAACAACGTGCTAAGAAATCTGGTACTGGTCTAACAGACCAGTTTGGTATTCAGAATGTAGCACAGGAAATGATTGATGCTAAACTAGCACAAGAAAAAATGCAAGAAATTGCCATGATGGTGAATTTACGCTTCGGGCCTGATACATGGCGAAGCATTGTAGCTGAAAGAGCTAAAAGAATACAAGAAGCAAAAGAAGCCGCTGCGCAAGCTAGACGTGAGGCCCGTCTTGCACAAGAAGAAATGATTGAAAATATAAAGACGACTGCTTTAGTTGGCGCGGTAATTGGCGCAGCCTTGGGGCTTTTATTTTTAGCGATTGCTATTTTACCTAAATAATTTAATAGAGGGCAAGGAATGACTAAACGGAATTATAGAGCTGAGTATGATAAGTATCATGCAAAGCCTAAGCAAAAGAAACGGCGGGCATCTCGTAATGCAGCTAGAGCCATTATGGCTAAAAAGGGCAAAGTTACCAAGGGTGATGGGAAAGACGTACATCATACTACAGGCAACCCCCTGAACAATAAAAAGTTAGCTGTTAATCCCCGTAGCGCAAACCGCTCCTTTGCGCGAACTAAGACAGGAAAAAAGGTGAATCCCCGTGCCTAAACAACTTACAGAACTACAAAATAACTTCTTAGATGCTCTATTTGGTGAAGCTAAGGGTAATTATGCTAAAGCCATGCGTTTAGCTGGGTACTCGACAAGTACTAATCCATATGCTATAATACAGTCATTACGTACCGAAATTATAGAACGTGCTGAATTAGAGATGGCAGCTAACGCGCCTAAAGCCGTTTTATCAATGATTGGAGTCATTGATGACCCATCAGCAGTAGGTAATAGAGAAAGACTAGCCGCATCTCAACAGGTGTTGGATAGAGTTGGCCTTTCTAAAGTAGAAAAATTAAACGTTTCTTCAGATAAACCAATTGGGGTATTTATTTTACCAGCAAAAGATGATGACACTAGCCCAGAAATTGAACCCAACTGAGCGTTACGAAAGAACTAACGGACCTAGAGTACCTTGGGGGTATCAAAGGTCAAAGCATGACCCACAGCTCCTAGAGCCCATTAATGAGCAATTAGAGGCGCTGGAGCAGGGTCTAGACTACTTGAAGGCATCCTCCTACCCAGAAGTAGCAAGATGGCTTACAGAGTACACAGGGCGCTCTATAACCCCTATGGGTCTGTGGAAACGTGTAAAGACAGATAAATCAGACAGACGGAAGTATGCTGAACAAAAACGCCGTACCGCCAAGGCCCAAAACGAAGGTAACGTCAACACCTCAAACTAAAGAGGAAAAAGACCAAGCCCGCCTAGCAAAACAAAAACGGTCTGCGCGTATGCAACTTAATATGGCGCAGAAGAAAATAAAGAAGCTTGAGCGTCTTGAGAATCCAGAACCCGAAATTCAGATTATGGGAACTTCGGGATTTGAGCACGCAAATGAAGAACCCGAAGATAAAATCTTGTTTGAGCCAAATCCCGGCCCTCAAACAGATTTTCTTGCCGCACCTGAGCGCGAAGTCCTATATGGCGGCGCAGCCGGAGGCGGCAAGTCTTATGCTTTGATTATTGACCCGTTGCGCTATTGCAACAACAAAAATTTTAACGCACTAATTCTACGTAGAACAAATGATGAATTACGTGAGTTGATACACAAAAGTCAAGAAATGTATCCGAATGCTTATCCGGGTGCGAAATGGATGGAAAAGAAAAGTCAATGGGTTTTTCCTTCCGGTGCCAGAATATGGATGACCTACCTAGAACAGGATAAAGATGTCCTACGTTACCAAGGTCAGGCATTTACGTATATTGGCATAGATGAGCTAACACAGTACGCTACACCTTATGCTTGGGATTATTTACGCTCGCGTCTTAGAACAGCAGACCCTTCGCTACCAGTCTTCATGCGAGCGACAACGAACCCTGGCGGACCTGGACATGCTTGGGTTAAGAAGATGTTCATCGACCCGTCCACCCCTGGAAGACCCTTTTGGGCGACGGATATCACCACCGGTGAAACCCTTATCTACCCAAGTCAGCATTCTAAAGCGGGCCAGCCTCTTTTTAACAGGCGTTTTGTGCCAGCTAGATTGTTGGATAACCCATATTTATACGAAGCAGGCGATTATGAAGCCATGTTGCTCTCATTGCCAGAAGTACAACGTAAACAGTTATTAGAGGGTTCATGGGATATTGCTGAAGGCGCGGCGTTTTCGGAATTTGATAGGCGGCAGGTTTGATATAAACGCAAGGACAAAGTTCGATGCATCTATCAGTTCAGGGCTTGCGATTATGGCTACGCTTCTGCTTCTGGCGTTCTTTGGTTTACTGTAGACCCTACTAACGAAACACTAATTGTTTACAGGGAGCTGTATGTAAGCAAAGTACCCGCTAAAGAGCTAGCCCATATGGTACTAGACGTTGAATCAGGAGAATCCATACACTACGGTGTACTCGATTCATCACTTTGGCACAAGCGCGGAGATACAGGACCATCCCTTGCGGAACAAATGATTGTTGAAGGGTGTAGGTGGCGCCCATCCGACAGAAGCAGGGGCAGCCGTGTTGCAGGAAAGAACGAACTGCATAGACGCCTGCAGGTTGACGAGGAAAGTGGCCGAGCCGGCATTGAGATAATGAGTAACTGTACTAACTTAATTGCCCAATTGCCAACACTTCCCATGGATAAAACTAACCCAGAAGATGTTAACACTAAAGTAGAAGACCACTTATATGATGCGTTACGATATGGTATTATGACGCGCCCCAAATCACGTTCTGTCTTTGATTTTTCTGGTGGACCACCAAATCAACGATGGCAGCCCGCTGATGCAACCTTTGGATATTAATTATGGCTGATGAAGAACACATTGAAGCACTAGTATTTGAACCAGTTTCTGGTTCTGAAGCACTTGCAGGTTATATTTCAGATAAATTTGAAAGTGTAGAATCTAGTCGCCAATAAGAAGAAGAGCGTTGGTTAAATGCCTATCGCCAATACCGTGGTTTGTATGGTACAGAAACACAATTCACGTCCACTGAAAAATCCAAAGTATTTATTAAAATTACTAAAACTAAAGTTTTAGCAGCATACGGTCAAATTATTGACGTTCTATTTGCCATGCAAAGGTTTCCTTTAGGGGTTGACTCTACCATAGTTCCCGAAGGTGTTGAAGAAGCTGTGCACTTTGACCCTAAAGACGATACGAATGCTATGGATGAATTGCAAAGCAAGTATGGCTTTCCGGGAGATGGGGCTGATTTGCCGCCTGGCGCCACAAGCCAGATGCTTGATGATATCCAATTAGGAGTGTTTTCAGAAGAACTTGGAGAACTGGGCGATAAGCTGCGCGCAGGGCCAGGTAAGACTGCAACATCTCAGACATACAATCCTGCAGAAACTGCAGCTAAACGCATGGAAAAGAAAATGCTTGACCAGCTAGAAGAGTCAAGTGCTTCTAAACATCTGCGGCATACAGCATTTGAAATGGCTTTGTTTGGTACAGGAGTACTAAAGGGGCCATTTGCCTATGATAAAGAATACCCTAACTGGGATGAAGAAGGTAATTACTCTCCGATGTTTAAGACTGTTCCACAGACTAGCTCTGTATCTATATGGAACTTCTACCCTGACCCAGATGCTGCTACTATGGAAGAGGCAGAGTACGTTGTAGAACGTCACAAGATGTCTCGTTCACAAGTACGTGCCCTAAAGAACCGTCCATACTTCCGTGAGAATGCTATTAGCAATGCTCTAAAACTTGGTGAGTCCTACAACAAAGAGTGGTGGGAACAAGTCATGGAAGATAACGGAGAGCAGGAACAAGCAGAACGCTTTGAAGTTCTTGAGTTTTGGGGTTTTGTAGATACATCTATTCTAGAAGAGCAAGATGTAGATATTCCTAGTGAGCTTAAAGATGCAGAACAACTTAGTGTCAACATCTGGATTTGTAACGGACAAGTTCTACGTTTAGTAATGAACCC